CTATCTTCAAGGGTAAATGATAAATCAGATTCAGCTTGCTCAATTAAATTCATTATTTTTTCTCGGCTCCGCCACCGTCTTTCTTTTCTTTTTTGTCGTTGTCTTCAACAACAATGACATCTGTTTTTACAGGGTTGTTGGGGCCAAGCGCACCCCGTTTGATTAGACCTTTAATTGCTGTTTCACCAGCAACAAAGTCTTTTACCTCAACCTCTACCCCTTCTCCAAGAATTCCTCTTTTTGAAGTTACGGCCTTTCCAGCCTGTACGTAATTTTTAGCCATGATTTCGCTCCTTAAATTATGGTATCGAGACACCCAAAGGCATCGATTGAAACTGGGATACAGAGTGGACGAGTTTTGACCTGAACATTAAGAGTATCAGCGCCATCATCAAGCCAAACTCTGTTAGTAACTTGTCTATCATCAAGCTCCATTCGTGTTGGAATAAGACCAGCAAAACGAGGATCAACACCACCGATTGTTGGGGCTTTACACCAGACTTTTCGAAGGTCTACATTGGCACCGTTTGCATCAGGTAGGAAGATAATCTTATCTGCTGCGACGAATGGCAAGATAGCTGTTGATGCCTTAGAAGGATCTTCATAATCGCCTTCGTATGACCAACAAGCATATTTCTTATTACCGATGAGGATATCACCAAGGAAGTCAACGTCAGGGTTGATAATCGTAGGATCAAAAACACCGCTTTCAATTCGTCTGATATCAAACTTTGCTTTAACGTTTGTACCTTTTAGATAATTAGAAAGAGCTGTTGCACCGAACACAAGGTTTTTGATTGCTACACCAGAATCTTTTTTAATGACTCTTGAAAGTGAATCAATATCACTATCCATATCGGCTGCTGGATCACTCCAAGACGTGCCTACAGTAGGAAAGTGTGTTGCCTTTGGTAAGAAATCGATTTCATATGCAACTTCACCATTGTCATCATAAAGAGTCATTGAGCCAGTCTGAAAAATCTGACTTGCTTGATATTCAGGGTTTCGAGAGATCTGTTTTTCAGCCTCGCCCATCTTATCACCGATCTTTGTGACCAACTGGGTCATGTATGATTTTCCGGCTGTCTGGTATTGAGTTTCACCAAAAGCTTTTTCAATCAAATCACCAGGGGCAAAATCTGCCGTTACTGCGACAATAGGTGGAAAGAATTCTTTTCTTGTATACAAAGATTTTGTAATCTTGCTTCCAAGTTGTGCGAGGTTTGAAACCACGGCTGCAATTTTTCTTGTGCCCCGTCTTATTTCAATTTCTACAGATTCCGCATCAACAATGTCTTCTGGTGTTGTGCCAAAAAACGTTGAGAGAAATGGAATGTGACGAAAGATTTCGTCGTATGCTTTCAAGAAAGCGGTTCGTTTTGTTTGTGACATTTCTATGCTCCTTTTTAAGCGTTATCGAGAGCTGAAGTCTCAATTGCATCTTCTACAAGAATTCCATAATCACGAAGAGAATCTTTAATCTCATCTGTGATCCCAACGCCAGCCAAAGACCCTTGAATAAAGATTCTATCAGTCCTGACTATACCTTCTAACATAACACCAAGAACGTTATCACCAGGAGCAGCTGCGACAACCTCAGAAAGTGATACGGCTTTTGGAATTTGGGCACCAGCAGCACCAGCAATTGCAAATGCAACATAATTTCCAGAACCAGCAGCAACAACCAGAGTGAAAAGGTCGCCAGCAATAAATGCTGTTCCACCGTCTGTCACCGTAAACTGAAGGCCACCAGCAGAAACAACGGTTGTTGTGCCATCGTTCAAAGCAATGTCTGAAGCAATGTCATTTCCATTAGGGTCGACAATTTTACCAACTAGGGCAGCAGTCAATACAAACTGATAAGTTCCGACAATCGGGACAGCACCAGCTACAAGAGAATAAACCGTAATAGTTCCGTTTCCTGTATTTGATCCACCAGGTGCAGCAGCTCCAACGGCTACAGATATACGACCGAGGAGTGTTAGCCTTTTAACTGTCTCAGCTCCAGCAGAAGTCAAAAGACCTTGTTCTGAAGCTCTAACAGCTCTTGCACCATCTTCTTCTTGATAATCAGTACGAATTAAATTACTCATTTTTTCTTACCTCTCATTCCTTTGCTGAGTGCGGAACCATAGGCTTCAATCTCAGCTTCAGTGTCGTCTTCAGACGCAGAAACCACAACAGGTGTTGTTTCGTCATCATCAAGACGATCTTGAACATCTGTTTTCACGAGTTGCGCCTTTGCATATTTAGACGAATGCTTTACCGTGAAGTCGTCACCAGCAATGATTGCTGCCATAACTTCTTTAGGTGCTACATCGACCCATTCTGCGTGCGCCTCGACTCTCTCTCTCTCTTGATCAACCCCTTGTTGCACGGCTTGTGCAAAGATATCAGGGTGTTCATTCTTGAGTTTATTGAAATCCATGATTTTCTCCTCATTATTTATTTTCCCCTCAATTTTTGGGGTTGAATTACTAATTTTTGTTGTGTTTGTTACTGGCTTGATTTTTGGCCCCGCAATCGAAGCGGCAACTTTTTCAAAGTCGGCTGCAAACTCTTCTGGCTTGATACTTGCTTTGAAATTATTATATCTTGCGAGGGATTCGAATTTTGCTGTTGCAATATCGACGGGATCAGCAGGCTCGACAATTTCAAAACCAAAATCAGCCAACTCTTCGCCATAAAGCCAGGTTTCTTCATTCATTTTTGCGCGAACATCAGCGTTATCAACGCCAGCACGATCTGTATAAATATTTGAAAGATGACCAGAGACAGCCTCGAGTTCACGGGCTGCTTTCGCCATTGCCCTATGATCACCCCAAGCAAAGCTTGAAGCGTTGTGGATCATGTATGATGCCGTTCTTTCTGCTGTCCGTTTGTTACCAGCAAGAGCGACGATTGAACCCATAGATGCTGCCATTGAGACGATACGGGTTTCTGTCTTACCGGAATAATTACGAATAGCTGAAAACATTTCTAGCCCTGCAAAAACAGATCCACCAGGTGAGTTAATGTCGATTCGCACATCTTCACCATTTGCATCGTCTAATGATTTTTTGAGAGTTGCTGGAGTGACGTTTGATTCGTTCTCCATTTCCCATGTTGCAATAATTCCTGAAATTGTAATTATTTTCATAATTTTATTTTATCCTTATTGTATAAAGTTGTCAAATAGTTTACCGACCCAAATTACTCGCCAGATGTAAAATATCCCATGATTGAAAAAGTGAATGACGTTAATCCGGCTAAAGTGATATCTTCTTTTACATGTGTTTGCAAAAAGTATTGAAATATAGCTCCAGTTTGAGATTGAACGTTAACACTAAATTCTTTTCGTCGTGATCCTATCATTTTGTGAACTCCTCCGGTTATCACGTTTGTAGCAACTGGAGTCCATTCGTCTGCTGGACACGATACTAATTCAGGATTACTCATCGTTTTTCTCCGATTCTAAAGTATTTATTCTTTCGTCAAATTCATCGAGTGTGTTTTGGGCATCTTCAGGAAGTGGTACAGGGGCGTTCACAGAAACGCCGTTGTTATCTTCTTCGGCAGTGAAAGACAATCCTAATGCTTGCATTAACTTATCCTCTTTGCTTCTCTGTCTGAAAACGTCTTCATAATTCTGGCCCGTGATTCTTTTGTTCCAGAATTTATAGGTTCCTATGCCAGCCTTAAGACCAGCAACGGCAGCGTCAACATCCTTCTTGATGTCCACTGATGGCCTTGCTATACCTTCCCATGTTGCAGAACACCAAGCGCCAACGATACGCCAGTCACGCTTATTTCTATGAGCCTCGATTAAACCAGGCGCTTTAAGGTCGCCAACTTGAACGGCAGAAATTAAACGCTCTTTATAGATTGGTTGATAAAATTCGTTTCCAAAAACTATTGATCGATATTGAAGATAGACGTTAAATTCATTGTTTGCCTGCCGTGAAGCAGAAAAGGAATTTGTGAAAAGTAATCTTGCAATTTCTGGAGGTAATTCAAGACTCCAAGAAACCGTATTTATGATTATTTCTTCGAATTTTCCGAAGTTGATATTAGGCCGTTGTGTGTTGAACGAAATGGGCTCTTCACCATAGGCTAGTTCATCCATGACTGTTCCAGGAAGACCTCTTGCAAAATTAGTTGCTTTGCTTGAGCCGTCAGGCTGTGGAACGTCTATAGATTGCTTTTTTACTGCGCCTCTTCCGAATGCACCAGAACCAGGTGTTTTTTCTGTTTTCTTCATGAACAATGGAAGCATACCGTTGATTGTGGCGGCCCTTTGTTCTGCGTTCATGCTTCGGTCGATCTCTCGGAGCATATAAAGAACCAAGGCAAGGATAGGTTCACCTCGTACATCGTCAAGGCGTTTATCAGCACCATAGATCATCCAAGAAA